TGAATATCGATACCGCCCAACAAGTGGATAATGGGGTATAGAACAATCCATCTCCGGCAAATTCCAACTCGGGTGGAATCTTCATGGGTATAGTGTAGAATCGCTGACGCTCAAATCTGCCACCGATATAGTCAACAAACTGGTCAATCCGATTGTCCATTACAATCGTGTGGCCCGGATATTGATTGTTCTTGATGATGCTGCTGGCCTCTTGTAGCGTGATGCGCCTATGATGTATTCCGAACCGTTTAAGGATTCGTGTGCAAATATTGCCAAAGGACATAGTCGGTTTGCAAAAGGCTTCATTATATTCGGCATCTGCCATATAGTCCAGGGGAAATTCATACTTATATCCTTGCATGGATAATCTCGACACCTGGACACCGCGCCAACGAGTAATTCCCATTGCCTTGATAAATGTATCTATAAATTTACCTGGCATCGCCGACTTCATCGCCGTAGCAATCTTGGTTGGTGGAAGAGACAAATCAGCCATGACCGATGCAATATCGGATTTCTTCATGCATTCGACGCATTCTTTCCATTCATTTTCATTTTCAAACGATTTTTTAGAGAGCGGGAACTGAATTACGCCATTATGACGGTTAGCTATTTTCACGCCGTCATAGGGAAGATAAATGTACCTGGGGTTAATGTATTCATCGAAATGTATCGCGCCGCCGAGCAATTCCGAAATAACATCGGCATATCGACTACTTATGCAGTCGCCATAATCATCCAACGGGACACCCACATCGGCAGTCGAAAGCAACGTCACTTCACATTCTGAACCGGTGGCCCGTCGAACAGATTCCAATATTGCATCAAGAGAATACCCTAATATGGTAACCTGCGTTTTCATAAGATTTTTGAATCCTCCTGTAAATACGGCAGAATGAACTTATCAAGCCATTCGCCATCCGGGAAATCATACAGTATATCGATTATCTTTCCTTCCCCATCAGTAAATATGTGCATAGGCAACTTGGAAAACCCAAGTTCGTTATACAGTAAATTAGCATGGGGTTCGTCTTCCACTACAATACGGACACCACGCGTTGCATCGTTCAAGAACCCGTACCTATGAAACCACCCATACATGTCCTCCAAAGAATGCTTGCATACTTTGCAGTTCGACAACCCATCGTAGAAACTGAACACCCACATGATTACGCGCTGCGCGGATACGCAGTCCGCATATACTTCGTTGCCGAAGTCAACAAGTCTTCGGCTCAACGGCTTATATATGCCCTCTATTTCCGGGGTATCAGGACAGCACTTCTGCATTAATGCTGTTTCCCGGAAAAATGGACAACCTTGGAAATAAATTCAAATGCCTCGACACCCTCTTTGCATTTTCGGAGCAGGCGAGAGAATGATCTTCGCCAAAACGATACCTCCTCCTTCAACTTGGCAATGTCCTTGTCCTTACCATCCAGCATAGGCTCGTACTTGTTCGCAGCCCTTTCCATACCGGCAATGATACCATCCTGGATGGCCATCTTCACCATTTCTCGGAATGGAAGATATTCGGGTAACGCCCATTTGGATTTGAATACCCGATCAATATCATCGACCAATGTAGCATCGAAACAACGCCGGTTGCCAACACCTTTTTCATCATGTTCATCCTTGCTGTAGAATGCCATTGTACACGAAATAGTGGCACTCTGATTATTGTCATTCAAGATAAATAGACTATCCGATGCCGCAGGTTTTGATGCTATCGTTGTATTATCGGCGCAACCGCCAGTAATGGGCGTGCCAGACTTGTTATCGGCACAGCCAGCCGATTTAGAACCATGGATGTACCATACACCATTTTCACGTTCGTTGCACATGTTTTCCTCTCTGAACACAGGAAAACTACATCAAACTGACCTGTTCGTATTGAACAGGCCCATCGTGTTGCTCTCATTAAGTATGAGCCAATTTACCCCGTGGTTCTTGCACCATTGCTCCGCCGCTTCCCATTTTGCATGGTTTGTCAACACATCCATGCTTTTGCGCTGGTATGCAATGTTTCGCTTTTGATAATTGGTTATCTGTTTGGCCGTTGCACCTTCGGCTACCGGTTTTGGTGCATTGGGCATAATGGAATACGCCACCGGCTTGACTTCGATTAGCCATCGTTCCTTTGTACCGTCTTGATACTGACATTCGATATATATGTCCGGCTTGTATATTGACTGACGCATCTGGACCGGTGAAAAATAGGATATCGCAAACGGCTCATACCCCCATCTAGTCACAAACGGATTGCAGTCACAAAAGATGAAAACCTTGCGTTCCCAATCCGACTTATATACCGGGGTTGGGAGTCCCTCCATATACTTTTCCGGATTCTGAAGGTGGTATATATCATTATGGCACCCGGTGTAATATGACTTCTTCGCCATAATTATACCGCCTGTGCATACATCTTCATATAGAAATCACTAAGCGGTTCATTGGAATCGGCACCATTCCATTTGATACCAAGGATACGGTTAACCCGTTCCTCATCGTAGTCGCTAGGCACAAAATAGTTCGGCTGGCGTTCGGATGCGTCAACATTAACCTTTCCCCTCCCGCCTGTCCCAGGCAACGATGCACTTGGGCCGGATGTTCTCTTATAGGATTCGGTAAGTTCACTTCCATATTCGGTAAGTGTCTTCATCCCGTTGTCGGTAAACCGCTTGACGCTCTTGAATCTTAGATACTGGTACCATTTTTCATTATAGTAATCATCCCCACTTTGCAACCCACGCACAATCGATTCGGCAATTTTTAGCAGTATGCTCTCATCCCGCGAGGAGACATAATCAGTACCATTCAAGATATTATTTTCCAAATCCACACCGGTGGCAAATGCCGCAGCTTCCTTGTACGGATCTGCATAGTTCGTAGTCACCGGACTGGCACCGCCGTCCAAACGACTTTCGGCAATCGCTTCCGAAATTGAGCCAAATGAAATACTGGTACGATTTTCCTGCACGATGACAGCTGCCTTCTGTGTCTTCGATACCAGACGGTCCCACAAGGAATCCCACATATCGCGCAATTCCTTGAACGTATAGGCACGTTCAGCATCAGCATCAATACAGCACATGTAGAGATCAGCCTCAAATGCACGGTTCCAGAACTCATCAGTGAGTCGAAATTCCTCGTTCAGCTTCTTGACCTTGTTACGTATCTTGTCGCTGAGACCGGGACATCCATATTCCAGGCAAGGAATCAACCGTTTCAATGTAGTAATCATGTCCAATATGGACATGCCATAGTAACTACGATCACCTTCATACTCGGTAGTATAGACAAACAGGCAGTCAAGATGGGCTGACTTTGCACCGGATATCATGCTATCCATATCCCATTTCTTTCTCAGGAAATCGGCATACTGCTTGATGAGCCAACGAAATGGGGCAATTATCATGCTGAAAATAAAATCAATTCCGAACTTGATGAAGTCAAAAAACAATACAAGGTATTGCCTTATATATTTTTCCATTAACCGGGATAGCCCGGTTGCCAATGTTGCACCGTCAAGAAACGAAAATTTCTCTTTGAGACAGTTCACTATCTCGGTCGGGTTGTCAGAAATACTGTTACCATCGGCATCAGTGTCACATCCGGTAATGAATGCGATAAACCTGGAAACGCATGGACATTTATTCATGAACTTAATCAGTCCATTCCAGTCAATCGCCAATGACAGTTCAATCGTGTTTTGTAAATATTTGTCAATCGCATCGTATATATCAAGGAGACACGCAAGCGTTGCATTGGTAATACGCTTCATGGCCTTTTCAAGTTTTTTACGCGCAGCGTCAATCTTCTCAAACAGTACAAATGCGGCCTTGGTGCAAATCTCCAACCAGCCGATGAGAATCCCATAAAACGAAGCGATGGTATTGCAAATTGCCTTGGTTACGGTATTGGTTGCGGTGAAGTCCTTAAGCTTCACGCCGCTACTTATAGAATTGAGAAACTTCTTGGCCGAATCGACTGCGCCTAGCCCGGTTTTGAGCCACGGGCATAGGTCAGTTATCCAATCATACAGGTGGTCAGAACAGTCATACATGTAGATATCACTGGCCGACTTTTGTATGGCAGCGGCAGAGTTATTGAAGATGTCAAAGAATTCATTGACACGTTCATTCAACGAAAGCTTACTATCAGAAGTTGGTTCTGGGGTACTCTCTATGACGTTACCGGTGACCCCGGTAAGTATCTGCTTGTCCCCGTCTAAAACTTCCTGACATGTTCTTGCAGCCATCAATAATCCTCGTATTCTTTAAGGTTTATAAAAGCCGCATCCATTGGGGACCTCTGGTATGCATATACGGGGAGGTCATCTTCCAGCCCAAATTGTTTTGTTGCGTTTGTACGGAGCATTGCAAGTTTCCCCTGCTGGTAGTCATTAAGTACCCCGTCACCATAAAACATCACAACTATTCCATCAACATTAGCCTTCTTGTTACGGAGTTTGGATATCTTCATATCCTTTCCATATGTAGCATCATTTTCAATTTCAATGAATTGAGCAAACCCGTTATTTGCCAGTTCGGGCGATTCCGCATCATTGGTACCTATGATGTCCGGTTGTCCACCACCCAGGCCAACCAGGTAATGCGGTGATGATTTAGTGTCAGTGGATGTAAAATCAGCCAGTTTTGTCGAAAACGGAACGTTTTCAGTACAACAGATAAGTATATGCGTAGGAACTTTACCATTACGTACAACGAACGCATCCGGACCACATTCTTCCAATGGAATCCGCTCGACCACATCCCCATCAGCATTGACAATGTCTACCATGTTAACACCGTCATGGTCCTCATCCTTCTTAGGTGGCTGTTCTTCAATAACTCCACCCCCGCGCAGTGTTTCAATCGTGAGCGAAGATATGTGTGACACGGATAGATATTCACTTCCCTGTGATACGCCGCTTGAACCATGTCCCACAGGCAAACAGGTAAATATGTCAACGGTTCCCTCGGTTAATACCGGTATGGATTTTGATCCTTCTTCACTACTGTAACTATCCGATTCTACCGTTATGGCACCATTGGGTCCCCATGTAATATTTGTCCCATTGCCCGGATTTTCAATCTTCGTAACATGCGTATCCCTATTATGCGTATATAGGAAATTGTGCTCACCCAGATTGGCTACGGCAAGAAACGGATAGTTTTCGGTATATTCTCGGGGCAAGAATGCCGGCGTTGCCGATACGCCGTAATATAGCCCCTGCATGATATCCCCGTTCAGGAACCTGATGAGCAACCAATACCCCTCCTGCGGAACAGCTTCAAGGCCAAGCCCGAGCTGCGGATATACCCAAGGTTGCTCCTCCACTTTCCAATTATCCGTAACACCCTTGATAATAGCCTGGACTGCACCAGTATGGTTCGGATCAACCATGGTGCCTACGACCTGGCCATAATAGAACGGAAGCGGGAGACGGTTCCCGTTAGTACGGGCATTCAGTGTAGATTCATTCATTTCTTGCTCTCCACGGTTTCCATTACTTGTTTGACCGCATCCATCACTATCACATATTCCCTTGATGGATCTTTGGAATACGGAAAATTCGTTCCCAGTTCCAATATGGTCTCATACTCGTTAGTCATCGTACTTAACGAACTGCCCAATACACCAGTAGTGGTCGACGAAATCTTATTCACCAGCTTGTTCATTACGATATATCGGGCGGTATAATTCGCATCGGGTGTCAATTCCCCTTCCCGAATAAGAAGATTATTGGCAACGAGATACACACAGGAACCTACCGGAGGGCCAAAATGGTTGAATATGCGTACCCTGGCTGTACGCCCGTACTCCGACAGCAGTCGTGCCCTGATGGTATCCGCAACGGCATACTTCTTATGGCCGTTCTGGGGAAATGCCATCGCAAGTGTCGGATCACCATACACGCCCGTACTATTCTTTGGCGGTTTCAATCCAGGCGGAACACTGCCGGCACCGGCAGTATTCATTACAACCTCTAAACATTCACCGCCACAATCGCCGGTTTCCTTAATACCTTTGTTCGTTGTAGTATCGACTATCAGATTCGGGAACATGGCGCTACGCCACTTGGAAGTGTAATCAACCCGGTCCATAGACTGGTACCGATAAACGGATGTGCCGGCCATGCCATTTGGCTTAAATACCGCTTCCTTTGTTGACACCATAGCATCCTGCGAATAAAAACAGATTGAACGAGTTTTTGATGATATCTCCGTATTAAACGTGGAAATAACTATCTTACCCGTATTTTCATCAAGTGTCCAGAATAGGATATCAGATGGAATGTATGAATGGGACACGACATAGTTCATGTTCTCTTCAAAATTTCCATTGACCAAACGCCATGTCATAGTATCAGTATTCCTGCCATTATCGGTATATCGCGTCACGGAGGTCAACCCGGCCTCTCTCACGCAACTCTGCATTGCCACTGAGCTGGTACCTGTACAAGCGAAATTCTTCATTTTAAGGTCGGCTTCTTTAGAACCTACCTGAAAGTCGAATGAAATTTGCACACTGGTTGTGGTCAACTGGCGTTGTACCAGACCAGATATGTATATACTGAATACAAGATCTGACTTGCCTTCACGATCATAGTCCTGGACAATCATCGTCCCATACGTAC